GGTGTTCACCTATACCTACAGATTTATTTATATACACTTCTATAGTAACTTTAGCAACACTTATATCTGCTTCATATTTTTTTTTTAATGCTTCCATAAATGCATCTTTCATTAATGTGCTCCTTTAAATTGGTAGTATTTATTTTCTACTAATTCCTCATCATCTAGATAAGGATTAGATTTTGCTGCTTCAGATTCTCGTGCATCTCTAATAGTTTGATTCAAAGTTCTACCTTGTTTCAAACACCCTGCAACAAAATCCTCTACTTCTATTATTGCTTGTTTAACTTGCCCCATTGCTGACCTCCTTTATTAATCTATTTAAATACCAATTAGCTTTTTGTAAATCTTCTAATGGCTCTCCTTTAAATTTATATCTAGAAACATATTTTAAAACATTACCTTTTAGATATCCATGATATTCATCACTAGTCATACAATCTCTGATAACTTCTATAGTTTCTTTTTTACCATATTTATAATGTGATGGAGAATTTACATTATCAAATCTTACCTCATTTTCATATGACATATCATCTCCATATTCTTTAATACTCTTATATTCTCTTTTATCTTTTACCATATCTTCTCCTAATTGTATTATACTCTATCATTTCTAAATCATACTCTCCTTTACTTACATTACGTTTAACTACAAGTCCACTCCACCACATTTGCTGTGTAGCTTTAGCATAATTTTCTTTGTGATGCAAGTAACATCCTGCAGATAATCCCATTAATTTTCTACCAGAAGGTACTGCACAAATAGCATAATCAAAAGTATGTATATGACCTACAGTAGAAGATACTTTATTTTTTAATAAAAGAGAACGAGCAACATTGTCACCGCTAATAGGCTTCCCCATGACACCAGTAGGATAATTATGGCAATAATATATACCATCAACATTGACAGGCTGTTGGTATGGATAAACTTCCCAACCATATTTTTCAAATTTAAAATCGTCTGTACTAATTGTGCCTTCAAGTTCTGGTATGTCATCTACTGTTCTGTCTATCCTATCTTCGTGATTACCAAGTAACATAATTTTTCTTGGTCGTCTTCCATCAAGACCTTTGTTAAATTTTTCTAATGCATCATGGGAATGATCTATATCTTTTTTATATCTTCTACCTTCAAATTGTTTCTTACCTTTATCATAACTAGATAGAGAATCCATACTTGCAAAATCTCCCATACATACTACAACATTAGGTTTTAGATCTCGTGCAAGTTTACCTGCCCATAAGAATCTATCATTGCTTGCTTTGGGTGTGCAATGAGGGTCACCCATAACTAAATGTGTTGCCACTAGTTTAACTCCTTGTCTCGTTTCTTTTTTAAATATTCAAGAAAATCTATAACATTTGATTCTTCATCAAATTCTGCAACAGAACTAATGCTAAGATCTTTTGATCCCTTTTTTTTATCTTCTGCAAATCCACGAAGCCCCCACAGAAACGTTGAATGGGGGTCAGTAGTTGCCATTTTTATCATGCCTCTAGCTATAGTAGAACATAATTCATATTCTTCAGTAGTCATTTTAGAATCACTATCCATAACTATACCGCAAGTAAAACCTTTTTGCCAAGGACTAACAAGTACCTTGATTGAATTTAGTGTATTCAAAGTTGTTTTTTTCTTTGTCATTTGTACCAGTATTTATTTATATTTTCAGTATTGTAGTCTACAATCTTATGTTCATAACCTCTCTTCATACTTTTTTTACCAAATTCATTTGCATCTTTTTCATTATCAAATAATACATTAGTAAACATTTTATAATCTTTATCTTTTTTATTTTTATATAACACAAAATATAACATATGTCAAGATGGTGGAGACTAGACCCCTCAAACTAATCCCCACCATACTCTGTAGTCTCCTCTTTTGGATTTGTCACAGAAGTGTACCAAACCCATTTAGGATTCTTACCTTTAGATTGCTGTTGTGGTAACAACTGCAATTTATCTCTTCCCCAACAAGGAAGTTTGTATGGGCAGTATGAACATACAAAACCCAAAACTCTATTACCAGTAGGTTTACTTCTAAAAGTTTCTGCAATATCATCATAACATCTTTTAAAAGGTTCACCTTTATCTAATGCTTTAAAATTATTTTTAGCAAAATCAATTGCTGTTTTTTTATACTCTTCATGTTCTGTAGGTGTTTCGCAAACTGCCCACTCACCTGTAGATTTATTAACTACAATCCAACCACCAAATTTTTTCTTCTGACTTTCGCTATATAAAAATCCCTGTGTTGCATAACCAAAGGAATCTTCTCTAACAACTTCAGTAAATCCTCCTGCTTCTCCAAATTTTTTTTCAAAAGAATAAGGTGACGCACTTTTAATATCCCATATCTTTCCATCAATTTCAACATCTTGTCTACCCTCAATTTCATTACTACCAAATTTATATTTAACTTTTTTTTGTTCGTTATCAATTTTAATACCTGCTGATTTCATAACAAATATAGATAATGCTTCTACTAAATCTCCAAATGTATTTCTCATTTTAACATTGTATGGTTGACCTTCTCCTTTAATACCTTTAGCCTCCATTTGCAATTGGCATAATGGTCTACCTATGTTAGACATTCTAGGTACAAACTTATCTTTTCTACCTTCTTCAAACTGTTTTAGCAAGGCGTTTTTACACGCCTCACCAAACTCCTGCACTAACTCTTTGTCTAGTTTAGCAGGATTCTTTGATATGTTATCTAAGAATTTCTGTACTTTTAAAAGTATAGTATTCATTAAGCAGATAATACTTTTTCTGGATCTAACTCTTCAACAATTTTAGCGTCTAATTCATCAACACTATTTGTAGATTTAGTTTTTGCAGAATTATAAAGATCAATAATTTCTTTATTTTCAATATCAATTGACTCTTGAAATACTTTTAAAGTATCCATATCAGTATCAGATAATTGTAAGTTAGCATCTGCATTAACAGATATTTCTGGAACATAAAATACATTACCACCTTTTTTCTGCCTTTTAGTATCTAAAGAAAATGTACAATTAAACATTAATTTTTTTCTTTTCTTTAGTAAATCTAAAGCGGATGTTACAGGTGAGAAAGCTGTACCAGTTACTCTGTAAAGAACTGGCATGTTTTTTATATCTGTATCTTTACCTTGTGATGATTTACCTTTATCAAAAGATAATAAACCATAAACAAGTTTATAACATCTAATAGTTCTTTGCTGTTCTAATTGTTCTGGTGTAAGATTAGATCTTTCTTTAAAAGGAATCTTACCACATCTAGTTCCGCCTAATATATCAATAGCTTCTTCTTTCCAACTTTTGAATATAATAGATCTGTTAATATACTCACCTTTATCGGCATCATAATGCATATATTGCATAGCACTTATGAATGGTCTTAATGTTACTGGTTTTCCAAAAACATTTTGACCTGTAGTAGGGTCGTATGTATAGAAGTGACCTACAGGTAATTGATTACCATCATCATCTTCTGGTGAACGATTGATAGCTAATCTAGGTATATTAGAACCTTTATTAGAACCATCGTCTTGTCCAATGGCTTGCATAATTTGCTCATTAGACATTTCTTTTATGTTTGTTAAGTTATTGTCAGACATTTGTCCTCCTATTGTTAATTAATGTATACACTATTTTGACTAATTTGTCAAGCATTATTTTGATATATTGTATAATATTTTTATTATTAAATATGATATATAAAAAATTGACATAATAAATAATATATTTTCTAACATATTCTTGTATCTCCATCTATTATTTTAACTTCTAAATTATCAGTTTTTGCAAAGTATTCCCACTCTGATAAAAACTCATGATTTCTACTTATGTACAATGTTGTTGGATCTATTACACACTGATCTTTTAATTCAGTATACTCTAGATACGCAGAGTATTGCTCATCAGAATACTCATCCATTGTTTCAAGTGCTTCTATTTCTTTGGTCATGAAACCTCCTTCATATTTAACCAATCATACCCTATCTTGAGTTCTGTGTCAAGTGGTACATTAAAGTTTATTTTGTAATACTCTTTAAGTGCAGGTATTACATCTGCTGTGCCCTGATTAAATATCTTACTCATCACATCTTCTTCTCCAGGATAAACATCAGCCACGATAGAATCGTGAACTGTATTTACAAGTAAACTTTTTACCTTTTGTTCTTGCATAAGTTTATATATATTTATACAAGCAAGTGGTACAATATCAGCTGTTGCAAAACCTTGAACAGGATAGTTTTTTATTTGTGTTCCATATGTAGATCCACCCCAAGGTGTTCTTTCTGCATATGGAAATGAATACTCTCTACCAGTTGGTAATTTAATTTGTTTAAATCTTATTGCTTCACTTTGTAGTTTTTCATGCCAAGTTTTTATATCTTTATACTTTTCTAAAAATTTAGTATAATATCTTTTTTCATCTTCTGTACCAGTTACACCGCCATACAAAGGTTTAAATGTATGAGCCTTTGCATCTTGTCTTGACACACCTATGATATCTGCAGTATATTGATGTACATCTATTTTATTTTTTATATCCTCCATGCCTTGTTTATCTTGTGCTAAATAAACTGCAGTTCTAAATTCTAATTGTGCAAAATCTATCTCCATAATTTTACCATCTTTAAATCTAGAAGTAACTACCTTACGTATTGGAAATGTTTTACCCCTAGGTTGATTTTGAAAATTAGGATCACGACTAGATAATCTACCAGTTGCAGTTATAGCTTGCATAAACTTAGGATGCAAGAAACCTTTTTCATTTGTAAAATTTTTTAATCCTTCTACAAAAGTATTTAAGTATGTATCAACTGCGTTATGTCTAACAATAGCATCTATAAACTCTTTGAATTCACCTTCTGCTTCTGCTGATATTTTAGTTAGTGTTAGCTTATCTGTTCTAAAACCAGACTCTGCTATGTCATAAACATTTCTAGGTCTTTGCCTAAACCCTGCTATTTTTGCAATAGGTGAATAAATATATCCTTCACCATCACAGTCAGAACATTTAGTATAATTTTTATATGGGCTGCCATCTTTCTTTATTCTTTTAATTACACCCTTGCCATGACAAGCTATACATTGACTAGCTACAGTTCTGTGTATAATTTCTGAGTTATCTGCTACTAAATTTCTAAATTGCATTCTAGAATATTGAGGTCTTCTTTTATTTTTACCTGTGTTTTTATCTATACCCACATTAAATATCTTAGCCCATTCTTTTTTATCTTTTGGTTTCATAGAATATATTAACCAAGATAATTGTTCTGGACTAGATAAATTAATTTTAGTATCACCCATTTGTTTATAAACTATTTTATCTATTTTTTGTTTTAAATATGCAAACTCTGCTCTATATTCTTTTTCTACTTGCCCTAACTCATTTAAATTTATATTAATACCATTTCTTTCCATATCAGATAATACAACTAAGAACTCATTCATCATCTTAACTGTCATAAGTAATCCTTTATTCTTAGGTAATCTAAAGTCTGCCATCTGAGAATCAAAGAGTCTTCTAGTTATCTCTACATCTATTCTACCATATTCTTCGACAACATCTACAGGTATGTTCTCAAATGATACACCTCTATCCATAAATTCTTTTATTCTATCATCTTTAGATCCTATTTTTCTTCTACGACAGGACATTTCTAATGTTAAACTTTTTCTTACACCCCTATTTAAAATGTATTCACCTAACATAGTATCATATACTCTACCATTATATTTAAAACCTGATTCTAATAACCACATCAAATCAAATTTTATGTTATGTCCAACAAGTAAAGTAGTTTTATTTAAAATACTTTGTATCTTAGACGCACAACCTATATCTATTCTTTCACTATGATTAGTAAAATAATAGTCATCGTTTATACCTACACTAACTAATATATTATCCTCATGAAATGGTGATGGGTCATAGCCACCTGTTTCTGTTTTCTGCCAAGATGTTTCTACATCTACTGTTGTAATCATACTTCGTACCTACTTATACCTCTCCTAATAGTACACACGGGTTCACCATGATAACCATTAATTTTATTTTTACTTATACATAATGTTCTTATTTTATTTTCTGTATCAGTATTAGC